GATCTGTTAACCAGTCTGGCAACAATCTTATGAGAGTGCTCTTTATAAGTTTACTAAAAGCTTTTAAACCTTCCCAAACTTTTGCTACACCTAATTCAACATTGTCAAACCATGCTGGCATTGTAAATGTACCACCCATGATAGTAGCACCTTCTCCTTCTCCATCGTATATCCACGTACCAATACTTTTAATAAATTCCCATATCTTGCCTGTAGCTTCATCCCATGCAGCACCTATTGAAAAATTACCAGGTTCCCATGATATAAATCCACCAAAGATTGATGCTTTTGTTGTACCATGTGGTCCAGCAGCTGCACCAGTTTGTCCAGGTGAATAAAACCAGTCACCAAGTCTTCTTATATGATACATTATAAAGCCTGTTGCCTTATTCCATCCATCACTAATAACTGTACCAGCATCTTTTAATCCTTCTGTAATCTTTTCACCACCAAAAAATCCTGTAATAGCACCAATAGCCATTCCAATTAAACCACCAATGATTGCACCAGGAATAGCACCAACACCAAAGAATGCTGTTCCTATCGCACCACCAATTATAGCACCAAGACCACCGAGTTTAAAGCTTTGCTTGATTGCATTCCACATACCCGAACCATGGCCGCCAAGGGCTGTACCTATTCCACCGGCTAATCCATCTTCTTTCCAACCTGCTATAAAATCTTTAATAGCCCCAACCGCAAGTGCAACAGCAGCTACGCCAAGTAAAGCTGGTAATGCTCTTAGCGCTAACAACCACATACCACTTCCGCCTTTCTTAATGTTAGAGATATTTGTTATCCCGCCAAAACCTTTTCCTGCTTTTTCAACTATTTTTTTCTTACCTTCACGTAATCTTTCAGTAAGACTACGTTTATCATCCATTCTATTTTTCTTTGCTTCTCTATCTCTTTTATCAGTAGCTTTTTGAGATTTATCCTCTTGTTTCTCAGCATGAATATCATGAACAAAAAGTGAACCTTTTTTACCGCCCGAACTTGCTAATGATTGAACTGCATTTTTAATAGCTATTGAATTATGAACTAATGTATCAGAATTTACTTTTGATAAACTTGTCCATTTAACAATCGCTGCTAGCTCCTCACCACCACTTCCACCACCTTCAGCAAATTTTTCAACTGCCTTTTTAATAGATATTGAATTAAAAACTAATGCATCAGAATTTACTTTAATTAAACCGAGTTTTTCATTTAAATTTGAAAGACCAACATATTTATCTTTTCGAACGACACCAGCTAGTTTTTTCTTTAATTTTTCATCTTTTACCCAACCTCTAGCTCTTTTACCACTAGCACTAAATTTCTCTGCTACTAATGTACCAGTAATACTACCCTTTACTCTTCGTCTAAAGTCTTCAGCAGCATCAATAAATTGAGGGCCACCTTCTTCTTGTCCTGTACCACCAGCATTTATGCTTAATTGCTGGTCTCTAAATTCTTGTTCGCGAAGTTTGTCGCGGACACTAGTTTGATTCAGTTTTTTTAACTGCTGTGCAATATCTGCTAATAATGTTATTTCGTCTTTAGCCATTTTGTTTTGCTATCCTTTCGTTTTCTTCTTTAACGTGCTGCTCTACAAGGGTAATATATATTTCCCTTTCCCATGGCAACATATCATCTAACTCTGTCAAACTAAAATTATGTTGGTGTATTAATGCGAAGTTAGTTTTAAAATAATTTGTTATACTACTATGAGAAAGGGCTATTGAAAAAAATCAGTTAATCCATTTAGCTCAATTTCATTTTCTTTATTACACGCCTTACAATTAAATTTCGCACTATAATTTAGTTGCGGAGCTTCACTAATTACATCTACTATATCAGCAAATTGATCAGTGTTCAAGCTCTCAACAAATGTTACTAAATCTTTTGATGTAGCATCTTTAGCAGCATATATTTCTTCACCACTATAAATTGTTTCAATAGATTTTGCAATCATATTAATAATAGTATCAGTTCCAGTCACTCTTTCTTTTTCTGTCAATCTGTCATTCATTGTTACCCATTTTAAATCAAGAGATATATCATCTGTTAATTTAATATGTTTATCCGGTGCATTTTCAAGGTTTTTAATTTTAACTTCTTCTAAATTAATCTTGTGTTCATTGTCTTCTTCACAATGGGTACAACTAAGACCTATCTTAACACCTTCACCTACAGACTTACTTCGTAGGGTTATGAATATCATTTCGACATCAAAATTTGTTAATGTTTTTATATTAATAGGCGACTCAACACACGCTTTAATAATATCTGATACTGCTTTTTCAATAGCAGTATCATTTTGAGATTCCATTGCTATTAACAATATCTTCTCTTCTCTGACCACGTATGGTCTGTATGTAATACTTTCGCCTGTTGAGGGCACAATCATTTCATACTTTGGTGTTACTAGTTTAGGTAACATATCATTATCTCTCCATTATTATAAAATTATTTTATCTTAAAACCCACTTAGTGTTCCATCTGCATGTATTTGTCGTCTTTTCGCTAGGAATGGGTTATTTTTTGTCTCTGTAGCTACAGATGGTTCAAGTCTTTCTCTATCACGATTATGTTTATTTAATTCCTTTAACATTCCATCATCTGTTATAGTTAATTTAATATCTAGATCTACATCAAAATTATTTAATCTTCTAAAATTATCATATTCCCATGTAATAGATAATTCTAACATACCATCAGATTCATTACCTAATTCAACCGTTCCTACCTGTATAGGATATGCATTCTCTAACATAAGTGTATAACCAGGAATTATATGATTAGAGTTAGATAACTGTTGTATAGTTACATCAGTAACATAATCTTTTTTATACATTGTTTTATAATGTTGACCTGTTGTATCTATGATCATTTCTTGCCATAAATCAAAATACTTTTTAATATAATAATCATTTGTTAACATAAATGTCATAGTGACTTCATCTGCTACAGCTGAATAAGGCTTTTTAGATAAGTTATGATTATGTGCAGCTTCTGTTGTTGATATTCTTTTACCAGGAAGTGTAAGGCCCTTACATAATAAAAACATATCTCTTGGGTCATTAATAAAATCTCCAATATGATGACCCTCACCAGATATTGCATTATTTAAAAATGTAGCTGGGTCAAATCTTAATAAATTATTTATTGACTTTGATGGATGAGAAATATATACAGCAAATCTATTACCACGTGCTACACCCCCATGACGATTAATCGATGACTTAATTGAATCTATGCTTATTGGTAATCCCATTAGTATTGTGTCCTTGAGTCTGCCCAAACTTTACCTATACTAGCTTTCTTAAATGATTGGGTTTGTAAAAATATTGCAATATTCCATTCTGCAGCATCTACTTTCATTATTCTTGAATTTACATGCTTTGAAAGATAATGTTTAAAACATGGTTTAAAGTATTTATAACCTGCTGAAGCTTTTAATAAATTATAAGTAATCTTAAATCTAGTTGTTGCATTAAACTTTTGGTTAGATGCTACATCATTCAATTTATCTAAGAAGATTGCACGAACTTTAGGTGGTAAGTAATGTAAGTTAATACCATAAAAACCATCTTTTGCAGGACCTACAATAATTGTTAAAGGAAATATATCATAGTATGGTAAAGTTTGTCTAAGCTTTGGATTATACGTGTACATTACCATATCACCAATCATAGGTTTAGCTTTTGCTTTTAATCTATCATCTTTAAGCATTTTGGTAGGACTTATTGGACCTAAAGCTCTTGCTTTCTTTTGAAACCATGTTGTGGCTTCTTTTGAACGAACTTGTAATCCCTTACGAAATGCTTCTGATTCTAATGCATCAAATAAACTAGCCATTTAAATTCTCTATATTAATTCTATCCATACCTATATTTATACTCTTTTCTTAAGTGTTTTCCATATTCTTTTACCAGTTTTTGTTTTACTTGCTTTAAATCTCATAGTCATTGTTTTAATACCTAAAGCTTCTAGTTCTTTTTCAGTCCATATTTGAAATTCATAACCTCGTTCTTCACAAAACTTTTTAGCATATTTCCATTTAGAAGTATTTTTCATATATACTAATGCTTCATTTAACTTTTTTCTTTTAGGTGGTTTAGTTTGATGTGATGGTTTTATCTCAACCAGGAGTGTACGACCAGTATCTGTTCGTATAGTGAGGTCAACAAAATAACGATGCATTTTACGATCTGTTGAACAT